TTTATCAAAGGTTTATTGACAATGAAAAAATTACTCTTTTTTCTCCTCATGATGTGGCAGGGCTTTACGATAGCTTTGGTACAGAGTCTTTTGATGAGTTATACGTAAAGTATGAGAATGATGATTCTATTCCTAAGACACAGGTAGATGCTCAAGAACTTATATTAGACCTCTTGAAAGAAAGAGCAGAAACTGGTAGAATGTATTTAATGAATATTGACCATTGCAATTCTCATTCATCATTTGTTGATAAAGTTGAGATGAGTAATCTATGTCAAGAAATTACATTACCAACTAAACCTATACAACATATTGATGACGAAAATGGTGAAATTGCTCTCTGTATTCTTAGTGCTATTAACATTGGCAAAATTAGGGATGTTCAAGATCTTGAAGCTCTTTGTGATCTTAGTGTTAGGAGTCTTGATGAACTCATTGATTTTCAAGGATACCCCGTCAAAGCAGCAGAGATCGCTACACGAGCAAGACGTTCACTTGGTGTCGGATACATTGGTCTCGCACACTATCTTGCCAAACAAGGTGTAAAATATGATGATCCCAAAGCATGGGAATTGGTACATGACTTAACAGAAGCATTCCAATATTATCTCATAAAGTCCACAGTGAACCTTGCAAAAGAAAAAGGTGCATGTGAATATTCTGATCGTACTAAATATGCACAGGGTATATTACCGATTGATACTTATAAAAAAGATATAGATGAGATCGTTCCTAACAAATTAAAATATGATTGGGAATCTCTTAGAGCACTTGTCTTGGAACACGGAGTTAGGAACTCAACACTGTCCGCACAGATGCCATCGGAGAGCAGTTCCGTTGTGTCAAACGCAACAAACGGAATTGAACCACCTAGAGATTACCTGTCCATTAAGAAGTCAAAGAAAGGGCCTCTTAAACAAGTGGTTCCGTCTTATGGATCTTTGAAAAATAACTATACTCTTCTTTGGGATATGAAGAGTAATGATGGATATATTAAAGTAGTTGCAGTGATGCAGAAGTTTTTTGACCAGGCTATCAGTGGAAACTGGAGTTACAATCCCAAAAATTATGAAGACAATGAAGTGCCTATTTCTGTGATGGCACAGGATCTTTTAACCACATACAAGTATGGTTGGAAGACCTCATACTATCAGAACACATATGATATGAAGAGTGACGAACCAGATGATGTAGAAGAAGTGAAACCACAATTAGAAAAACTATTCACAGAATTATCAGAGGAGGTAGAGTGTGACTCTTGCACCATCTAAACCTGAAGGCATGACCGTCTTCAACAAAGAAGAAGTTGATACTAAGAAACAACCTATGTTTTTTGGTAAGCCATTAGGTGTACAAAGGTATGATGCATTTAAGTATCCAGTATTTGACAGACTTACTACTCAGATGCTTGGATACTTTTGGAGACCAGAGGAGGTTTCTTTACAGAAAGATAGGGCAGACTATCAATCTTTGAGACCAGAACAAAAACACATCTTTACATCTAATCTAAAATACCAAATTCTTTTAGATTCTGTACAAGGTCGTGGGCCTGGAATGGCTTTTGCACCTTATTGTGCCTTGCCTGAGTTGGAATCTGCTATGAATGTATGGCAATTCATGGAGATGATACACTCAAAATCATATACATATATTATCAAGAATGTGTATCCCGACCCATCCGAAGTATTTGATACCATTCTCAATGATGAAAGAATTTTAGACCGAGCAAATTCAGTAACTCGGGCATACGATGAATTTATAAATGAAGCCCATCAATGGGATCAAAGTAATCTGTGGAAAGACGGATGGGAAAACTCACAAGCAAAGGATTTCGCATTACATGAACTCAAAAGAAAACTCTACAGAGCGGTTGCAAATGTTAACATACTTGAAGGAATTAGGTTCTATGTCTCCTTCGCTTGCTCGTTTGCATTTGGAGAGCTTAAACTTATGGAGGGATCGGCAAAAATTATATCCCTCATCAGTAGGGATGAAAACCAGCATCTAGTTCTCACTCAAAATATAATGAAGAACTGGATGAATGGAGATGATCCAGAGATGCAAGAGATTGCAAGAGAAGAAAGAAATAATGTAATAGGTATGTTTAAAAATGCCGTTGAAGAAGAGAAAGAATGGGCAGAGTATCTGTTCAGTGGTGGTTCTATGATTGGTTTGAATGACAAATTACTCAATCAATATGTTGAGTGGATTGCTAACAAAAGAATGAAAGCTCTTGGAATAGATCCTATCTATGATCAGCCATTGAGAAATAATCCATTGCCTTGGACACAACATTGGATATCCTCAAAGGGATTACAGGTTGCACCACAGGAAACAGAGGTTGAATCCTATGTTGTCGGTGGTATTAAACAAGATATGAAAAAGAATTCATTCAGCGGATTTAAACTATAGTCTAAATAATATAAAAGTAGTCCTGTAAAGAATGGCTAAGCAATCGATTGGCGTTGGTTCCGCAAGTAATGATGGAACGGGCGATACCCTGAGACAGGGTGCAACCAAAGTCAATGAAAACTTTAATGAAATATACTCGGTCTTTGGTGATGCTAACAATCTAGTTAGTTTTGCCAAGACCTCTGGTATTAGTAGTGATTCTAATAAACTTGGAGGACAGGATGCTTCATATTACACAAATCTAGATAACCTTACATCAGGTAATTTATCTAACGATCAACTTCCTGTTGAGATTTCTGGTAAACAATTCCAAGGAAATTTAACAGGCAATGTTGTTGGTATAGTTACAGGTAGTCTCACTGGTACTGCTACCACATCTATTCGTTCTACTCTTGCATATGGACTAACTGCAACTCCTGATATCACTGTTGGAGATATAACTGCTACCACTCTTACTGGTAATGTGGTGGGTGACATAACAGGAACTGCTGGATATTCTCACACTGCTGGATTGGGAACTTATGCGTTTAAGGCTGGTCTATCCACAGACTCAGAGAGAGCTGTATATGCACAACTAGCTGGTGTATCTACCATATCTGGTTATGCAACCACTTCTGGTATCGCCACTGTTGCAGTTAACGCTCAGGGATTAATTGGAACACCCGATGTTGTCGTTGGTCTTATCACTGCAACATCTTTTAAAGGTGATGGATCTCAAATTACAAATGTTGTTGCCTCATCCACTGGTATCACAATCAAAAATTTAAACTCACTTGTTGGTGTTGCTGCTAGTGTTAACTTTGGATATGGTGTGACAGTATCACCTCTATCTGCTGGTATTGTTACAGTGACCTCTGTTACTGAATACGATCAATTAGAAATTTCTGGTATTGCAACCTTTACAAATGATATCAAAGCAAACGGAAATATTGTAGGTGATAATAACACAGTCATATCTGGTATCTCATCCGCTTACATAACCGATGTATATGGTAATTTGACTGGAAGTGTAACCACGCCAGCACAATCAAATATTACTTCTCTAGGTACTTTAACTTCACTGAATGTTAGTGGTGATGTAAGTATCGGTGGAACATTAACATACGAAGACGTAACTAATATTGATTCTGTTGGTCTGATTACTGCAAGGTCTGGTATGGTTGCTACTGGTGTCGTAACTGCGACATCATTTAGTGGGCCTTTAACTGGAAATGCAGACACTGCCACCTCAGCTGGAACTGCAACCACTGCCTCAAATGCAAATCTAATCGCAGTTGTTGATGAGTCTACAGACACAACATGTAGTGTCTTATATTCTGGATCTCCAACAGGTTATGTTGCTGCGAAAACAGGAAGTAATCTAACCTTTGATTCTGTAACAGGAACTTTAAAACCTACAAACTTAAATGTAACTGGCATCTCAACTGTTTCTATTTTTAATGCAACAGGCATATCTACATTTGATGCCAATATCAGAGTATCTGGAAACAACGATATAACATTAGGAAACACTCTCAGAATAATAGGATCTAATGGTGGCAATACTTTTATAGACAATACAAATGGTGGATTTTATCTAGGAAATCTTAATGACAGTGTGTTTGAAATTTATAATCAAGGCAATCTTAGTTTAAAAACAAACATAACTGAACAGGCAATACTATGTACTAAGAATGGATCAGTTGCCCTATACCATGACGGTGGAAATAAAAAATTAGAAACCACAAGTAGTGGCGCAAAAGTGACAGGAATATTAACTGCTACTACATTCAGTGGGTCTGGAGCGAATCTTTCTAATATACCAGGCTCTGCTATCACTGGCCTTGATGCTAGACCAAACTTTCAGACGGCAGAATACACTGCAAGAACTACTTTTACTTTTACTCATAATTATACAGCAGTGCCTAATTTGTCTTGTGTTATTACTCCTTCGAGTTCAAATAGTAAGATTCTCGTACAGGTTATGGTAATGGGATGGGCACAAGGCGGTAAATATGATGCTGTGTGGGGAGTCCGAAGAGCAATATCTGGTGGGTCTTCAACCGATATAGGTTATTCAGCTGATGGTCTCAGGCAAGGAACTATGTATTGTGAAACTGACACTACTCAATACTATCAGATGCATTGTCACCAGTTCTGGTATGTGGATACTCCTAACACGACAGCTGCAATAACATATACTCCAATAGTTAGAAATGGATATACTGGTGGATCTGGAACTTTCTATTATAACAGGGATTTTGGATATTATAATTATCAAAGTTATAGAGTAGGTGGTAGTAGAATGACCGTAATGGAGGTACAACCCTAATGAATTACAATCACGAAGCAATCCGTGCAGCATATCCAGATAAAAATCTATTAATCATCGATGATATTGGCATATTTGATAGAGATATCAGTGACACTACACCGTTTGAAATTGATCAAGCGTTAGTAGATGCAGCTGCAGTCACAACAGACAAAGAAAAACAGAACGCTTACCATAAGTACATGCGTGAACAAGAGTTTCGTGCAGTCGCAGACCCAATGTATTTCAAAGTGCAAAGAGGAGAGATATCACAGGCAGACTATGACTCAAAGGTTGCAGAAATAAGAGCAAAGTATCCGTATATATAATAGGATAATAATATTTTACTATGGCAGACACAAAGACTCCTCCCAAAGAGGATAAGCCAAAAGGTCTAATTGGTAAATTAAAAGAAGCTGCG